CATCTGAGAACCACCAGTTCCACTGGCAGTAGAAGGTGCAGATGATATAGCTGTCGCTTTTTCATCGTGTTTATTCTGCTTAAAAGTTGTCCCTAATGGAAGACCTGTTAGAATGTCTGTGTATTCTGAATCGAAAAACTTTTTAGCTTCAAGAACCATCTCTCTAATTGGAGCAGAGTCACCACTCCTAAGAACTAAAGTTTCTAGATATTCATCATACAGTATTTCTGCATCAAGTATCTTCATGATAAGATCAGCATTAGGTCTTCCTTTAATCTTCTTTTTAATGGCAGCTCGTGTTACCTCATTCAAATCTTTTATATTACCATCATCACCTACCATCTGTTTTAATAACTTGGTTGCTCCTAAATCTTCCATGATAGAAGTTATTGTTGAAGCAAATCTTTTTCTAGTAGTATCAATAACTTTATCATTAAAGAATCTTGTTCGTACTTTACCTAGTTTTGTAGTAGGATCAGCTTGTTTTACAGCATCTTTTAGGGCTTGAACTTTAATTTTCATCCTAGAACCTTCAGCCATAAAAGCTACTTCATCAAGCTCACCGTTTGGTTTTATAAATTCTTTAGCTCTTGCAATTAAATTAACCCAAGGTTTAGAACCTGTTTCAAAAGTTCCTTCACCACTAAAATAATTATCTATAAGAGTCTTTAGAGCACGTTTTTCAGACGTATTAGTTATAGCAATTAGGTATGCTTTATATGTATCATGTGTTATTTTTGGATCATTTAATACCATACCATTTATAATTGCATTAGAATATTCATTATTTCTTGCTTTTTCAGCAGCATCAGAATCGTCTTCTATTTTCTTTAAAACAGCCTTTTGTGACTCTTTATAATCGTTTAGAAAAGTCTTTACACGTTTACCTAGATCAGTTTCAGAATCTACATCATCTCTTAATGTAGTACCTTTAGCTGTACCTGGAACTGTATTAATAATATTGTCCATTATTAATAAATTAGATAAGCCTGGATTTTTACTAGTTCTCTTTAATAATTCATCTCCAAGAATATTTAATGCAGTAAGCTTAATATCTGGTATCTTACTTCCTTTTAAATCTCCCTCATTATTAAGTGTATTTGTTCTAGAAATATCAACTACTAGTTCATTAAACCAAGTAGAATTAATATGCTTTCCTACGGCATCAGCCATAAAGGTTTTATATTTTTTAGCATATTGAGCAGGAGTTGATTCATCCCAAACACCCATGTAAACAGGCATTAGTCCTTCTAAGAACCTTACCTTATTATCTATTTTTGCTCTAAGAGCTTTAGATGTAACACCCAAGGCTTCCTGTTGTTTACTCTCGGCTATAATTATATTAGCCTTATTCATGAGAGTACCAAAGGTAAGATCAACATCCCGATATAACGCAGCTTTATTGGCAGGATCAACTCCAGTTTTAATACCGTTTGAAAGACCTAGAAGGGTATTTTTAAATAGAGTTGCTCTATCTTTTATAGGCATTCGTTCATCATTCAAAATCTGTAAGCCTTCTACAGAATGAAAATCCTTCATCTTCTGAATGCCTTTATTTACCTTTATCTCATCAACTGCTTTATGATAATGAAACTGTGCCTCTTCCTCTAAGAACCCTGGCATTTGTTTGTCTAAAGCAGCAGCTAATTCTGCGGTAATAATATCATTATGAACAGCATTAGCTTGTTGTTTAGTAGCTAATGTTGACATTGAATCTGCTAATGTAGTTAGTCCAGTAGACATTCTTCGTCTGTTGGTAGAATCATCTATTGGTTTTTGTACGGCAATATCTGTAACGGGAGCTGTTAATTTAGTTATTACAGGATCAAGTCCAAATTGATTTTCTTTAGGCATTATCCACTCCCACTAAATCTAGACTTAATTTTACCGTCTGCAGCAGTATAAAAACCAACCTTAGCATATTTATCTATACCCAATCCTATAGCTTGAGTAACTAGACCAGTTGAATCAGGTACAGCAGTCAAGCCAGAAAATGCTTTGTTATTCTTATCTAATGTACTAAGCTCAGTATTCTTTCTCCTTCTTCTAAAATCACCTAATGCTATTTTAAAGTTCAAATCTTTTCTTGCTAAAGCTTCATAACCATCTCTCTGAATATTTTGTATTCTAGCTAAACCAGAACCTAACTCAGAGTCTCCACCTTGAGATTCAATCTTAGCCTTTTCTGAAGCTTGAGCTGCCCGAATAGCTTTATTTAAAGCATTAACATCTAAGTGTTGTTTTTGAACGGATAATTGCTGTTCTTCGTTTATATGTAAATAAGAATTGTATGCCAAGTTATTGTTCATCGCAACCTGTCGATTAGCTGTGTCCCTGCTCCTATAGTAATCAGTCCAATCTTGGTTATTTTGATCACTGAGTTTCATCAGACTCATGCCAAATGAAGCAAGCTCTGTCAACATATATGCTTTACTCATGTTGCTAACCTACAGAATTCATAAAACTTAACATTATTGAACATCCTCTCTCCTATTATTTTAAAGCCACACCATTTAATCCACTTGAGGTGGACTTCATTTCTACTATCTATGATATTACATAGATGAGGATATATCGTATTCATTCCTACGACCTCTGATCGAGACTCTTTTAGAAAAGGAATCTTAATTTTTAGTAAACCTTTGCTCCCTAACATCCACACAGCTCCCGATATCTCAGAGGTTTGTATAGGTGAAACTCCATACATTCCTACAACTTGACCATAAGGGTTTATTATAGAGCGACAGACAGTGCTAGACAAGTAAGCATATCCTAAGGCTTGCTCTGGAGTGTGTCCTAAAGTTTCTACTTCTCGTTTATCTTCGTATCTTAAATTTTCTTTTAAATATAATACGTCTTCTAATATACTTTTTCTATGGTAAGGTTTCATATACGGCCTTATCTTAATCACTATGCTCTCCTACTAACCGTCCTCACTACATAGTTGCCTTCCCAATCTGCTCCTGTGAAAGCACAAGGTAGATAGGAATCGGATAATAATTCTATTTTTAAATCTCTAGCATCTGCTAGAATTAGTTTCTTAAAACTTCCTGTTTCAAACGGTACTTCACCTACTTTATTTAAGGCTGATCCAAGTATTCTACCAGTATATATGTGACTGAAAGGAGACCTACCTGGAGCTGTGACCTTCATCTCAAAGTATCCTGCCCTAAAGTAGTCTACATTAAACTTCCTGATCTTTAGAATACCACCAGAAAGAGAGCTAAGTCTCCCTGCTACATCTGTTTTAATTGTAGGCTCTGTAAACTCATATAAAAACTGATACTCTTTACCTATTAATACAGGATATGCTGAGTGATCACCAGTAGCCTCTAGTGTTCTAGGTGTTATTTGTGATACTCCTTGTACTAATCCACCTTCTTTACCTTCCCAAGCAGCACTGTAAATAACCCTGAAAGTAGAATTAAAATCATCAGGGTATGGAATAACCCATGAAGTTTTATCAGTACCAATATTATATGTACCAGTAACCTCAACTAGTCTATCTAGATGTACCTTAAATGGAAGCTGAGTAGAACTGGCAGTCATACCAACAAGATTAGCATCTTGTAAACTCATCTGATCTAGGTAAGTACCATCAGGTCTAACCACTACAAAGTAGGCTATGTAGTCTATGATAGTCATTCCTATTACTTGCTCTTCTTCTTTAAATGTCCACTTAGACCAAGAGCTTAATTTCTTAGCTCCCTCTTGAAACATGAACTTGTATACAAATATCTCATTGACATTTTCATCAGATAATACGAACAAGAAATCATCGTGAGGAACGATTTGAAATCCTCTACCCTTGATGTAGCTAGGACAATGAGCTGTAATGTTCTCTGCTGTCTCTTCCTGCAAGTCCTCGATGATACCGAACTCCCGAATTGTAGAGAAACCATCGTTCTCATCAGCGAAATATATCTTCCTGCCGTTGACCACAGGTGTAACAGTCTTGTCATGTTCGTACTCTGTCAGTAGTGATATCTTAGCATTGGTAGGAGTAAGCCCACCAGCAGCAAATTCACTTAATTTAAACTGGCTGAAGTCACTAAAGATATATAGATTTTCATTGAAGGGTATAGCACTATGTAATATGCTTACCTTATTTGATGGGGCTGCCAGATCAATCATGTCTGTATCTAGCAAGTCTGTAGCTGTGGTAGCATAGTAATTATAATGTCTACCTAATTCAGATAATATAATATTTTCATTAGCTAAAAACCCAAGTCTGTTCTTATGAAAGAACATATCATTTAACTTCTGTCCAATGAATGATGGGTCTGGAGTTGTGTCCTCATCTCCTGCAGCTCTATCAGTCCATTCAATTTGTGATAGAGTAAATCTTTTTTCTCCAAAGTCTGTACCAAGAGATGAGTGGAATGGGTCTTCTATAGTTCTAATTAAATTTATTGGCATAGTATCAGCATCAATACTATTGGGTAATCCTGCTCCTACAGTTTCCGTCCATTCTCCTACATCTGAATCTGAAGCATTTGAGTGTCTTATCCAGTAGTCATCCGTACCAGCACTAGGATCACCAGTAAGTTTAATAGTAAATCCATCTTTAGTCCTTGAAGGTAAGTCAGTAAAATCTGGAACTGAATCTTTTATTCCTATTAAGTTATCTTCAGGTGCATTACAATGTAAAGTAAAATCTGTTCCATCATCTTTAGTCACATGAATATTACTACCACCAAACTTAGTCATGGTAAATGTAGAACCAATAGCAGAGTTCATGTCACTATAAATATCATCAATCTGTACTGCTGCATCAGTGCTTGAAGTAACAGTAGATACTAATGATCCATCTACATAGACTGTCATTGTGGCAGCATTAGTAGCTTGCTTTAAAAATACTATTCCTTCAGGTGCTCTTACACTTCCAACACTTGTAAACTCTTCACTAAAATCTAAACTAAATGCAGATTGTGTTCTCTTTAGAACTGTTTTCTGTTTATTTAAAATGAATGTATAGTCTGCTACTGAGAATAACTGTAAGTTATCCCTAGCGTTGCTCGTAGTTATGTAAGATAATGGTTTACCAGTAACACCAGAAACACTAACTGGACTACCATCTATATCATATACTTCTAATTCTGTTCCTGTAAAGTCTGAACTAAACGCTGCATCAAATTGTTCTGAGGATATTATAAGAACATATCTCTCAGACGCATCCCTATTAATATAATGAACGTAAGCATCGGTATCCGTTTTAGAAGTTAATTTAGAAATATGTTCTAATGGGGGTCTCTTCTTCAAACCCTCTGCTACAGTAGACATACCATTTTCTTGTACTTCTGATTGTGATGCTAATCTTAAACTGGGTGGTTGTTGTGAAATACCATTTATCAGATTAGAAATCTGTTCGTTAATAAGTGGCATTTATAAGAACTTCCTATAGGTCTTTGTCATATTTACCATATCTAGTGTTCCATATCCCACATTATATCCTGCTCGTTCTGCCTCATCATCTAGTAAATCAGCATAAGCTTCAGATTCTTCAAGCCTATTAACTGTTTCAGCAGATGTTTGTCCAATTATTTCTTCTTGAAAAATTCTAGCAGCCTTGGTAGTAACATACTGTCTGACTGCTTGTGGAGTATCTTGGAAATCTAATAGAGTTATAGTAACTGCATTGGTTAGATTTTTAGTCCAAGTAAATGTATTATTATCTAGATCATAAATATACATTACTCCAGAGATTCCCCTAATAGTAGTTAACTGGTTCTCTACATAAACTGATAGAACCGAACTACCTATAGGAATTTTATTATCACTATCTCTTGTTAGTGTTACGTCCCACTCTGTATTGAAATGCCAACCTTTTTGCTGTGTTTCTCTATTAACATTAGATAGTAAGTTCTTTGCTTGCGTTACTTCTACAGTTGTTGCAGTTTCTAAACTGGAAACAGCAGCCTCACCTATAGCAGAAAGCAAGCTATTAACTGCTTCTAATTCAGTTAGCGGAGTGGTTGATATAAAGCCCATTTTACGTTACCATACTCATGCCCATAAGTTGAGCATTTCTTATTGTTAAGTTATCTGTGCTATCTATATTAGCAACAAAGACAGAAATATAATCATTTGTAGCCATTGAAGCATAGCCCATTGTGTGTAAGTTAACTGAGTTCACAGTAGTTGCAGGAGAAAAACCTACAATCTGAGTACCAGTTATTAGCGTACCATTCTTATGTAATGCTACTGCAAATTCTTTATTAGTTATAGCTGTATCAATTTCTAAAGATACTGAAGCCATAAACATACAGTTAACAGTAGGTGTACCTGTATAGCGTAACCTTGCATTTGTATTCATATCAAACTCATTAGCTGCAGGACTAACACTTAGAGTATAAGTTCCTGCACCTTCTACATAAGTTCCTGCCCCTGCAATAGAGGTAGATGCAGGTGTAGATACATAGATACTACCCTGTTTAGTTTGACACGTTTCAATGAAGTCACGCAAATCTTGAGGTGTTATTGCTCCTGCAGACTGACCATCTTGAAAGAGGTTAGTCGTAAGATCAGTAACGGTGCGTGATGTGTCTGCCATTCTATTCTCCCTAAATTAAAAAAAATAGGAGAGTCTAGTAAACAACCTAGACTCCCCCATGATGTTACGAGGTTTTAAGCTCAATACAAGCTTCAGGTCTAATAAAGCCGTGACCCATAGCGTACTTAGCTACGATCCACCAACCTTGAAGTTTGATATCATACTCAGTTTCAACAGCCAAGTTAAGTAACTTAACGGTAGCTACTGAAGATTTGTGCATGATAAGTCCAACAGTAGTAGAGAAGTTGCCACGATGAGCAGCAGCTCCAGTAGTGATGTTGGAAGTAGGTAGGTTATTAGTCTTCACAATGTGAATACCTGCAACCCTCAGTACCGTACCATCTGCATACGTTCCTGATCCACCCCAATCCCTATTAAGAACTGATGTGGTTTCTGCCATCAGATAATACTGGGCAGGTTTAACGAACATATACCTGTCATTCTCAGGTACATTATTCTCATCCAACTTCTGAGCACCATCGAACATACCTGCAGCCAGATCAGTACCAGAAGTACCATATCCTGCTAAGGTTTGCACAGTACCACCACTAGCACCAGAAACTAATGCAGCGGATCGTGCTCCAAGAACACCCTGTTGAAGAATGTTCTGATCCCATTCTGTACCAAGGGCTATACCTGCTTCCTTAGCATAAATAGAACGTACATCGTAGTGATTCATAGCTTCATCAAGGTTGTTGACAAAGTGATCAGCTACTAATAGACCATCAATCGAGATGACCTTTTCATTTTTGTGTATTGCCGTACCATCAAGCTTATTAGCAGTAGTACCTGTGTCACCAGATGCGTTTATATACGCATATTCTGGTGCAGTAGATTTCCAAACCAATGGAAACTGAGCACTAATACCAGAGTTAATAGAACGGACAACGTGCTTGTCCATAGTAACACTTGCTTGTTCAAAAGCGGTCAAAACCTCTCCTGCATATACCTTTAGATATAATGCAACGGAAGAACCTGTAGAGTTCGCCTGACCTGAACGAGTCATTGTTACTGCAGGTGCGGTTGTCGCTGTTACACCCATAGTAATCTCCTTAAATTAAATTAATAAAAAGTACCTAACAATAGCTATACTTTTTTTTAACTTTCACTCAAAGATTGTCCACCGCAGTAGGTCTTTAGTTACTTGTCAATACTTTATAGCCTTAGATAGAGCCTGTAGCAAATATATCAGACCTATCTAATTTATCTAAAACATCTTGGCGAAATGCCAAGTCACTCTCATATCTTGGGTCTTTCATAGCTTGTACTACCTCAGCATTACTACGAAATACATCTCCATCAATTCTGCCAGTAGGAGATTCGCCACCATAGGTAGTACCTTCCTTACCAGTTGATCCTTGGTAGTCAGCCCTAAGTCCTTTAGCTGCCATTAAAGCTGTGTTAATATCACCACCATTAACTGCAGCATCATAAGATTTAATTTGTTCAGGAGTATAATTAGATTTAGCCCAATCAACCATAGAGGAATATTCTGTTTTTCCACCCACAGATTCCATTACCTGAGTTCCTAGTTGTTGTCCCAAAGCTTTTACTCCTGCAATATATGTATCAGCATATTGTCTACTGATTCCTGCATCTTCTAATGTCTTATAACTTTCATCCCTAAGTCCACCAAGTTCTTTATACTCATTAGCTAAAGCTTCCATATCAAATGGAGCTTCTTGAGTTTGAGGTATACTTAGATCATCACTTTCCAGTTCTAATGTTTGTTCTGGTTCTTGACCATGAAATTTCTTTTCTAATTCTTCATAACTTTGTTTAAGTTTATTATAGTCACCACCAAACTTATCGCTCTCTTGTTCTATAGGTCTAACTCCACCTATATCATGTTCTACTTCTTCAACCTTTGAAAGCATCTCCTGATTATGAGCCTCTTCTGCCGTCATATCAGGTGCTTCACTATTTACCTGTATTTGGTCTGCCATCTCGTTCTCCGAATGTTTCTTGTATTGCTCCACTATGTAGTCTCTTCTTAGTCCAAGTAGAGGGAACACCGCCAGAAGACCCAACTTGATCTAGTTTTTGTTCTAATATTTCATCTGGTTTATGTACTACATCTTTTAGTTCTTCCTTAGAAATAATATTTTTCTCAGGCTTCTTGCTCTTAGTTGTTGCCATTTTTCATTTGCTCCCTCATCATTTCACCGCCCTGACTAACAGCATTAGGTACTCCTGCTTGCATCATATCAGCCCTTTGCTGTGCTTGTTGAGCAGCTTGTTGTTCTTGTTGGACTTCTTCTTGTGTCTTGATTAAACCCTTCATGTCTATACCAAATCCAGTACCTAATCTTTTCATAGCATCACTTACATTAGTGTAAGATACCACTGCCTCAGGGCCAAGTATTTGGGCTGCAGTCTGTAAGAAAGTGGCAAGTTTATTTGCATCGTTACCCCTACCTAACGCTTCAAACCCTGTGATAATTATAGGCTCTACTGTGTCTTTAGGTAGTTGTGGTAATTTCTTTTCACGTTCTAGCACTGCAATAATCCGTCTGATTAAAGGTAACTGTAGCTCATGAGAAAGTAAACTATAGATACCACCAAGTGAGGTCTCCAGTTCATTAGCTAAGAACCTGATCTCTTCTGCAGTAACACGCTCTGCATCCCTTTGAACACTCTGGTTCAATAGGAATGCAGCAGCCAATCTCCTTTCGGTTGTTTCTAGGGTTTCTCTAGCTACCCTAAAGTCATTGAACTTTTCCATCTGAAGGACACTAACATCTTCTGCAGACCCTTGCCTAACTGCTAGGTTAGGAGCTTGGGATATAGTTTTAAGCTTGGTAGTTCCATTAGGTCTCACAAGAAAGATTGCTCTCGCTGCTGCACATGAACCTTCTAGTATAGCTTTGCTCAATCCTTCTAGTGCTCTTAAGTCACCTAGATATTCTTCTACGAAACCTCTTCCATAATCCTCACCATCTATTGAAGAGAACCTCAGGGTTAACCAAGGGTTCTTATCTAACGGATAATTAGAATCAGTTCCAGGTATCTTCATGTCATTTACTTCTTGATGGACACGAATTTTATTATCTTTACGTCTTACTATTGTATATAAATTTAATTCTTTTTCATCTGCCTTGTCTGCATCACCTGATTCTTTGGGGGGGAGCTTACCAAAGATATCCATATAGAGTTCTCGACTCATCTTCTCATGGACAATGACTTCTAACATTTTACCTTGAGGGTCTCGTCTTACTACATACTGATCAAGATGAAATACTCTTACTGCATTATCTTTATCTACATGAAGACAGGCATTACCTGTAATTATTAAATGTCTTAATGCCTCGTTCAAAGGAACACGCATGGCTTTAGCTTCTACCTCATCCATGACTGAGCGTTCCATAGAATTTAATCCCTCTTCTACTGGTGCTCTCTGTGTTTGTAGTTCTTCTAATGTAAAGTCATCTATCTGAAATTTAAAGAAAGGAGAATTGGGGGGAAACAAAGTCAACAATAATTTTGCTGACAAATTATTTACACCCCTTGCTCCTATAGCTTGATACGGTGTGGGTAAATCATGATCCTGTGTTCTATGTCTAGGAAGTATAAAAGGTATGGTCAACTCTGAGGCATCCCAAGCTCTCTCTAGGAAGTTCTGTCTCCTTCTACATAAAGTTCCATACCGTTTACTAGTTTGATTCATGCTAGTTGTAGTCCTGTGTTAGCAAATGATTCTGTGTTAACATAAGTATCACCTGTATCCTGTTGTTTTTGTCTGTTTGATTTAGCTTTCTTTATTTCCATAGCTAATACTGCTGAAGCCTGTGCTCCACCTGAGCCTGTTACTTGATTGTGAAGTGAGTTATATACTATTGGGTTGTAGCTGTAAGCTGACTGATCATATGCAGATGCTTCTTGACCTTGGGGAAATAACTGACCCATAGCTACTGAGCCACCTAAACTCATTACTCCAAATCCTAACGCTCCTGCTTGAGTTACACTACTACCAACAGCATTTATAAATGATGTGGAAGTACTAGCACCTAAAGAACCACCTAAACTAGAAGCAGTAGAGCCAGCACCTAAGCCACCCATACCACCAGTAAAACCACCAGTAATTCCACCAAGTAAAGCACCTTGTAATACATCACCACCAGTAATGGCTGCCCCGGCAGCTCCAGTAGCTGCACCGATAGCTATACCAATAGATATAGGATCACACATAGTTTAACCTATGTTCAAACCAGATGGGCCAGTTGGTATAGTGAATCTAGATTTCCCTGTCGCTCTCCTTGCCACCTTAGTCTTTGCCTTTGCACTAGCCTTCTCAGCAGGAGCTTTCGCTTTAGCTGCCACAGTTGCTATCGGTGCAGGAGGACTTGGAGGAGGAGGCGGTGGGGGAGGAGGAGGGGGTGGGGGTGGAGCACTTGGTCTCCCCCCCATACACATTGCCACACTAAGTAACTCTAACACTAGTATTTTCTCCCTTGTAAGCTTCTGCTTTTATCTCTTCTTGTTTATCTTTCAGCCACCGTATCACTTGTTGCTGACCAATTAACTTGGACACTTCTGGCTCACTCACTAATAATGTTGGCAACTTATCAGGGAACATCTCATCTAAATGTTGAAGTAATCCATCTGTTATTACCATGCCACCAAAATCTTCAGTGTGTCTATATTTTACCATAAGTGTACTCCTAAAGGTCTGAAATTATTTGAGTGTAATCAAACTTTACTTTACTGGACAAACTCCTTGCACACATTCATCATCCTCAAGCTCGTGGATACCTACCGCTTTCTCCCAATCCACCGTGGAAAGCTGAGAGATGTACTCTTCATAGGTTTCTCTGTTGACAACTTGTTGGGGGAGATACTCATATCCTGCCTTCTCTTCATCAGACATACGGGGAAGAAAGCTAACCCCAACATAAGAAGACCAGTTAGATTTGAGCCAGTTAATAATATATGGGACTTCAGCTTCTTCATAAGAAACTGTAATCGAGCAGTTCTGCTCAACGTAAGTATCCATAAGAAATTTATAGCGAACCAGTTGTTCAATCGCTCCTTCCATGTTGACATATCTATCTTTCTCCTTTGAATAAATGTCTTGACTAAACCTAATGTCTTCCCAAATTACAGGGAATGTGACAATAACATTGTGTTCATCCACAGGATTAGGTATTACTCTATACCCTGCTTCCCTTAACTTGGAAACCATTGGGTCATTAACACTGAAGTTTACATTGTTAAATATATATTTTCCCTGAGGTTTATGACAACCCTCAGTAGTATCCATGATCTTACTGAGTGTCCCACTAGGTTTAATGGTGGTGACATTCTTAGGTCTCTGAGTACCTAGCTCGTCAGCCATAGAGTAAGCACCATGTACTGCTATGTTTTTAAACTGTTTATAATCATACTCTGCTAAGTCAGACCGCCTAGCTATACCTGTTAGTCCTACTCCACACAGCCTGAGGTATTCATTGTTCTCATGCCATGAGTCTTGGAGTATGCCATCCTTCAGGTTGACTAAGGTTTGTCTGTAGTTAGCCCTAGCTATAAGATAGAGTGCTCTACACAGACCATCACTATCATCTTTAAACTTTCCTACGTCTACCTCTGATAGATTACAGAAGCTCTTGTTCCCCAAGAGTATCTCCGCACACGGATTAACACCAGAGAACCAAGGTGCTCTCCTTCTAGCCTCAACCCCATTGATAATTCCAGGTTCAGAACCACCAGACTCTTTTATAATATCAAAGAATTGGGTAAGCTCACTATCATCAGGCTCTCTCCAGAATACTACAGAGTTATTAGACTGACTCCTATGGGGAGTGTCCTCTAGTTTATCCTTAGCTCTGGCGAATTGTTCCCACTCTGGATTATCATAATACATAAGGGCTATCTCTGCTGACCTTCTACTACTGAGCACAGTACCCAACCAGTTCATAATGTCTAGGATATCCATCCTGCTAAGGAGTTGACCTGCTTTCTTATTAAGAATCTGAACGATAGATTGGAAGGCTTTAGCTATAGGCTTATCACCTGAGCTTATCCAACCGTATCCAGAGAGTCGTAGTCCTGAGGGTCTGAGGTTTGATAGATCGAGTACGAACTTTGTAGCTTTCCCTTTGAATGCCAGAAGCTTACCGATACTTTTCGCCCATGCCTCAGCGGAGTCTCCAATAGCAACTGTCCAAGTCCCTGTATCGGAATCATAAGATTCTCTGTTGGTTTCTCGTCCCCCTTTACTAGTTCGCTTTGAATATTTAACTTCAACTTCTTTGATTGGCTGTGTGAATCCAGACAACGTTCCGACAACTGGAGTAAATCCGACTCCGCATCCTTGAAGCAAAAGCCACAGACTGTCAACGATATCATGTATAGTCTCCACTTTTAAATGAGCACAATTAAATTGACTAGCTTCTCTAGTCTTGGCGATATCAGTACCACCTAACCACAAGGTTCTGCCACTCACAGAAACCTTTCGTTCTAGCATGAGCTGACGTAGCTCCTCTAGTTCAGCCCCATTATACATATGTTCTCCTGCCCTACACCATAACCACTTCTGGTGTTCGATGACTCTATCTATAGTTTGTTCCCAAGTCTCAAACACCTCACCCTTCTCATCCAACGGTCTACTATAGGTACGTCTTGTAATAATTTCAGCTCTAACTGAAGTCATACACACTCCTCTAAGACAGGTGGTTTATAATTTTTACCTTTAAGTATCTTCCCCTTCTCATCTTTAGTAAACGGATACTTACTCATGTTAGATTTATGAACAAACTCAAAAGCCTTATCAAAATCTAAACCAAATGACAATGCAGTTCCCTTTATAACATAGACAACATCACACATTTCTTTCAGGAAATCTTGCATAAGAACATGGCGTTCTTCTAAGTCTAAGTTACCCTCTAAATCTAGACCAACCTCAGCAAGCTCTTGAACCTCTTCAAATATTAATCTCATTCTCAGCTCAAGTAATTCCTTACTGAACGGTTGGTCTATTGCAAGCTCCATTTTCTCATGGAACTCTCTAACTTTTTTCATTATAATAATACTCCTTCATCATTTCTAAACATTTAATGGCTTTGTTCAAGTCTTCTATACCATTCTTATCCTTGTGCCTGACCACATATTTAACTACACTACCAACATCCATACCCAACTGGTTCTCCATTATAAAAGTCCAAGGGTCTATCTTATACTTAGCATAATATGGTGGTCTAATGTTAGTGCTACCACCCTTCCACTGATCATTCAATTCGTTGGAGTCCATAACAATACCTCTTCATTTTTAAAGTTATAGTCTTCAGCCCTTAGTATCCTAGCTACCCTAGCTTGGGTAAGAGCTGCGAATTCATCTAGCCCTGCCTTAGCAAAAGCATCTACCACCGTCTGCCACTTCACACCCTCTTCTCTTAATAAAATATCAGCTTTCTTTTTCCCGATACCTGGACAGCCCTTATAGTTATCAACCGCATCACCTGTCAACGTCTGATAGTAAAACATAAAGTCTGCTTTGTCCTCATCTATTTCCATCAGTTCTTCTGAGTCCATGTTAAAATACTCACATGGAATTGTCATCATATCTTTATCAATAGATATAATAATGTTCCTGTCTTTAGTTGAAGTGGCAAGCACCCCCAAGGCATCATCAGCCTCACAATTATCGAGGACACAAGAATTGTAAGTTAATTTTAAATGTTTCTCCAGATGATTATACCCTAGAGGCTTCTTACCACCTTTTCGGTTTGCTTTATATTCGGGAAAAATTTTTCGCCTAAAATTATTTGTCCTATCTGAGAAGCAGAGTATAACGTGCTCTCTATCTGAGACTCCAAACCTTTCCTTCCAGTATTCTACTGAATTTACAGACTGAGCCTCAAGCTCTTTGAGATTAGTAGCAGTAGTAACAATACCATCATCCCACTCTACTTCTTTTTGTACTGCCCAACAAGTTCTGTATGTAAGAATGTCTGCGTCTATTAATAACCTCGTAGTGTCCATTTAAGCCCCCTTCATGAGCATGAATTTTATAATGACAGTTTTCACAAACGTATATACATTTGAGAACTTCTTTAATTAGTTTAACCTTATTCTTTTTACCAAGACCACCCAACACAGTTAATTTCTTTTTACTAGGATCAACATGATGAAAATTAAATGATCTAGTTGGGTTTCTAAAACTACATACCTCACAAGTATAATCTTTTAACCAACATAAAAATGATGCCCTTACAGAATTTTGAAATCGGTTATAGTTAGACCTATTAGTTTTAGATTTATAAGGATTATCTTTTAGAAGAAAGTTTCTATCTCTCTCCATAAAAGAAACCAGCTCCTTTACAGTCTTAATGCGTTTCTGCCCAAGTTTCTCCAATTTTTGCAGTTGCGGAAAGTGGGCAACCAAACTCAAAGAATTCCCCTGCGGATTGAATCGCTCCCTCAGCGTAGGTGGCAATAGTTCTAGCATAGCGTTTAGTTACCTCGATTTGAAATTCATCATGTATGTTAGCAACAAACTCATAGTCTGTGCGTGGCATAAGCCCACAAAATTGTAATCGTTTGTCTAATATAACTAGAGCCTTCTTCATAAGCACTGCACCTGCTGACTGAAGCAGAGTGTTTAACGCACTGTGCTCCGATCTAATATGTAATTTCCTACCATCAAGTCCTATCAAATATCCCCTTCTTCTATAGGTTTCTTTAACTTTGTTGGTAAGATCATCTAAGCCTGTAACATTCTGTAAAAACCTACGCCTTGATAATCTACCTGCCTTTATTCCCTTACCTAGTATAGCTCCTAGCTTGGTATCACCTGCCCCATAGATGAAAGCATAAAACCAAGTCTTTGCTGTGTCACGGTTCTCTATCTTAAGAGCCTTCATGTTAAGGGTATGTATGTCAGTACCCTTAGACTTACTTCCAGATACAGCAGCTTCTACATACTTACCACCATCATACCTAGTCATGTATCCTGCTAGTGCTCTAAGCTCTAGCCCATCAGCATCCACTCCTACTAATTGTTTCCCATCACTAACACCGAACAAACCCCTGCACTCCTTACCGTAAGGACTATAAGAGGCAGGAACTTGAGCTATATTAGGATAAGAGTGAGTACAACGTCCAGTAATTGCTCCATTTGTGTTTACCCTTCCATGTAGTCTGCCGTTACGTTCAAGTTTAAGCCAAGCGTTATCACCCTCAGCCAGTTGAGAAATACGTTTGCTAATTAAGAAGTGTTCTTTAAGTTCTTTACAGTTTGGATAATCAAGCTTAGATAGTATTGCCTCGTTCACTTCTGGTTTCCCACCTGGAGTAAAAGAGTTTGGTATCCATCCATACAATGTCTGCAATCGAGACGATATATGGTCTCTGGAATTCGGGTTGAATTCCACAGTTTTAATCTTAGTAAGCTTATCTCCAGTTGTGTAGCCTCGTTTCTCGTTATCTTTCTTTGGAGTAAACTCTCCTTCAGAAACGTACCAACTGCCAAATGAATCCCTGAGCTTTTTAGCAAGTGCTTCTTGATTTTTAAGTAAGCTAACATATAGTTCTTGTCCTTTCTTTACATCAAAATGAAAGCCATGTTTTTCCTGTCTAGCTATGATCAATGCAAACTCATGTTCTATTTCTACTGAATCATTAGGTGGTTCTTGATCTAAGAAATGATAATACAAATCAAGAGTGACCTGAACATCCTGCACACAATACTTAGCCATCTCCATAGTAAACTTAGACCAATCGGCAGTCTCACCGTAACTGTCTTTAAGTTCTCCATTACGTTGACCCCAAGCTTTTAAACCATGACTACCCCATAGCTTAGTCTCTACCTTTCGCTCCTTAGCATCCAGTTCCTTTAAGTCTGGATGAATCAATCGAGACAGGACTAGAGTATCTACAATTTTAGTAGTCTTACGAGGAGTCCAGTTTAACACCTTCTTTAAAACAGGCAGGTCATACCCTATAATATTATGACCTATCAAAGTATCAGCATCTTTCATTAAATCAAGAGCATCATCCAGACATTCATAAGAATTAAATTCATAATTCATAAAGTGTCCTAGCTCATTTGCATACAGTTGACCTGCCTTTGCACCCACTACAGCCAACCCTATACAATGTACCTTATCTACTGTATCAAGTAGTCCATTAGTTTCTAGGTCAAAAACAAGTTCCATTATTTCATATCTCCTATTGGAAATCTTTGTTCAAAGTTAGAAAGGCGGTTCTGTATCTTTGCTATATCCATCCTCACTGATGCCAGAGCATTCACTAAGTCTTCCTGTATCCTGAGAGTACCGTAGTGTGGTTGCAACGCCAGTTGAGCTTCCTTTATACCTTGCTTTGAGAACTCTAACAGTCGTTTCATCTCCTTCCTGTTGATCTCTTTCAAGTCCAATAACGAAATCACTGAGTTGAGCAATCGCTCCGCTTCCCCTAAGGTCTCCAATACTGATCTGTTTACCATCTTCATGTCCTTTCCCCTGCATAGGTCTTTTAAGGTGAGACACAATAAACATTCCTATGTTTAACTCTTCTGCCAGTGATCTTAAAGAAGTCATTAAATTATCTATCAGTCTACGCTCGTCTCCGTCCCCTCTACCAGACACAACAATAGATATATGATCAAGAATGATCCAATCCACATTGCAACTCCTAGCAAGATAACGAATACGATTGGCAAGTACATCTCCATCTACACTCCCCCAATGGTCATAGAGAAAAAGTCTTCCACCAGAAAAAACCTTTTCCCAAGTTTCCCTAAAAAATTTTGGCTCTAAATTATTTTCAAGGTGGAGCATCTGGTTTGCTTCAATAGACATAAAGTCAATCGCAGCCTGTCTTATAGACTCTTCCAGTGCGATATAACCTAGTGTCTCCCCTTTGGATAAGAAGTATGAAGCTATCTCCTTAACCATCGTTGACTTACCTGCACCTGTACCTGCACAGAAAGTTACAAGCTCTCCTTTCCTAGCTCCTAAAGTTTTAGCATTCAATCCATGCCAAGGATATTCATGATCACTAGGGGTCATCGGTGTATTAACCAAGTCCCAAGTGTCTTCTCCTGCTACTATGCCATCAGGTCTTTCTACTCTAGCATTCCATATGGCACTTACTACTTGATCCCTCAGCCCCTTCTTCAAACACTCATTAGCGTCCTTCTCAGGCAACTTAGCTATCTTACACTTTCCTGGTTTAAATAATTCAGACACTTGAGTAGATGCTGTTTGTCCTGCCTTATCCATATCAAACATCAGGATAATCTCATCAAAATTATCTACTAACCATTCATAGTCTTTCTTGATAGCCTTCTTAGCGGATGCTGCCCCATTAGGAAGAGAGACCACAGGCCACTTGCAGTTCTGAATCTCCGCAACACTCAGGGCATCTATCTCTCCCTCAGTGATAACAATCTTTCTCCCTGTGCTCCAGAGCTGTTTACCCCAAAGACTACTACAGTCACCTAATGTTTTAAAGTCATGTCCTTTAAGCCTTACCTTTTGTCCTATTACACTTCCACCCTCTTTGAATTCTGCAATGTGACAGTCTTTGTTATTATATGTTCCTATAGAATAGGAAAAAAACTTGCAGGTTTTTTCTGAGATTCTTCTTTTGGATAGGTCTTTGAATTCACCCCTTTGAATAAGGGTGGTATTCTTTTTCTTTGGGACAGCCGTATCATTAGTACCAGTAGTACCATGCTCACGGTAGTCACAGTTAATGCCAAAACAGTAAGCGTGTCCATCATCATACCTCGCTAGATTATCCTTTGATCCGCATTTAGGACAAGGTTCATGCCCAACCAAATTCGATGAGCCATTCCCTTGGTACTGATCCTTTTGCGTATTTGAATCCATGTTTATCACACCATTGTCCATAAGTTGTCCTCGATCCTTTATAGAGTTTTTGGTTTGGATTAGTAAATACAAATCTTAAATCTAAATTAGGATATTGTTCTTTAAGAAGAAGATGTTTAGTCCTATCCTTAGCTAAGAACCTACCCTTAGTTTCTACTAAAAAACCACCCCCGACTCCATACCTACTACCAATACTGAAGTCAGGGGTGTAATGTTGTCGCTTAGGTGTATAAGGGATACGGTAAGGCTCATAGTTCCACTCTACTCTTGCTCCCTCTAGCTGTGTGCCTACCGAAACTTCTAAGCCTGACCGATACCCCTGTTTGATACCTCTGGCTAATCCTTTAATTGGCTTCATTTTTTACAGTATTATCTTCTGTACTTAGTAATGTTCTTAATACATCATCAGTAGATTTAACACCATAAAATGAGCCAATAGGAAAAGTCCCTGCTTTAATAATGTCCCTCATGTCGTTTAATAAAAGAAAAACAGCTTCAGGACTTAATTCCATAAGCCGTTCAAAAACTACATGAGAGTCCATCTCTAATATGTCTTTATAGCTAGGCATATTTAGAAGTCCTCATCTTCAGTATCATTCTCATCTACATCATCTTTCTTAAACTCATCACCCCAATCCAAATCACTACCACTACCACCTTCATACTCAACCAAGTCGAGCACTCGTACTTTCTGCAAACGCATGGTAACACCACCACCACCTTGATCAAAAGGGATAGCTTGATAGGCTACCTTCATCTTAGTCCCTGCACCAACGATAGCATCAATTCTGTTTCCCTCTTTGTCTAGGATAACAGGCTTCTGATCAAACTCACCTTTCCTAGTTTTTACATGGGACTTCATTTTAAACTGAACAACATAGTTACCAGTATCCTCACCAACATCATTAAGTTCAGCCTTTACAGGGTTATGCTTACCACCGTTCATCAGTGGGTCTACTATTCCCTGTACCTTCTTAGCGTCACCCTTAGACATGATCAGTTTGACATGATAAATACCATCAGGGTCAAACCGCACATCAGGCTTATTAAGCCAAGGCCAAGATGCTGTACCGATTGGTGAAACGTGCATTGGAAACTTTGATTGTGCCATAATTATAATTCTCCTTGAATGAATTTTTCCGCACCCCCGAACTCTGGAATGCCCTTTCGTTTACAATCTACCCTAATACGGTCAACAATCTGCATCACTTCTGTTAATGTTCTCTCTCCTTTCAATTTAGAGTTAAACATACAGTTAAAGATACTACAAATTATAGCGTACTTCTCTGCCTTACTATAGTTCCCTAGTACATCAACTGCTTCCATCATGCCAGATGAAACCTTCTCAATATTTACATTAGCTAAAAAAGAATTCTGCATTTATTACCTCACTTATGCACAGTATACCATAGCCATATGGCTTTTGCAAGTTAATTTTTTGTTCTAACCTAAACTTCTCTAAAACATCTTCTTCATATATCTCTACAAATTTTTCTCGTAAAATCATTCCTAGTCGTTCAATGTCGCAAGCGTGAGTGCCAAAAGAATCATGAACCACAGAAAAACTGTTAATTGAGAACTCATCGTTAGCTCCTATCACTGTCTTCATAAGGTGACACGCATCTAAACTATGAACAAAATTAGGTGCTATGCCATTAATCTGCCTATGCTTGTTTATTTTATCGTTTTGTCCATGAGCTGCATATAGTGAAGCCATCTTTCCATTGATTACAGTTTTTACCTGAGACACAGTAGACTTTAAATACTTCTGCTTTACCATGAACCCTGTAGGTAGCGTCCAGTATATAGGCATATCAGCCTTGTTTAAAACAGAAGCACACTCCTGAAGCCATTTCATACCCTCTCTTGCAGAGATAACAACCTCTCCGATAGCCTCGTAGATAAACCCTGCTAGATACTTACAGTGTACCCACAGGTCTTCTCCCTCTGCAATACCATCAAAGACCTTCCCTTTATCTAATTGCTTTTTCATTTCTTCATGGAGCTGTTCTCTCATGCCGTACAGGGTAGCCCCATAAGGGGTGGTCATTACTGGACGTTTAACAAGGGAACGATCAAGATTTTTATCGCTACTCCATATAGTATGCAAAGGATTGCAATCATGAAATATTTTTTCTTTGACCACTTTTCTGACGATCTCATATATGTCCTCTGGTTGATCTGAGTTAGTAAGATTAACAGCCTTACCCCCACGCTCATCTCTAAGCATAGCTGAGAAATGCTGTAGTCCATTACATGAACCATCTACGGTAATAGGAAGATGACTGACCCACTTCTCCCCCCACTTACCAAGTTCCTTAACTTTAACATACTCAATACACGCCCTCAGGAATTGCCATGGCTTATCGGCTTCCATCCACCAATGCTCTGTAAGTGGATTTTTACCTATATCAAGAATAGCTTGTTCATGAAATAAAGTCCACTCTACTCTATCCTCTAATGAAACCTTATCATAGCCATAGCAATTAGCTAAGTGGACCTGGAGCCAAGGCATACCACTATTACCCATAGGTTTACCATCAGAGAACTCCAGTAAACCCCTAGCTGAGTCTTCCCCCTGAGGATTTAGGAATGCTGTGTTAGCATACATCCTACCCCTGAAGTCCAGAGTGTGAGGGAAATAAAAAGTTTTTTCATTTTGAAATTTACGAGTCATCCACATGAGCTGAGAAAATTGTATACGCTTAGTTTTCTTCCTAACGTTATCGGTATACATTACCGTAGCTCTACGCTTCCATTCTATTTGTTCTTCCTTAGTACCCTTCTTAGGGTATGGGTCAGGCATAGTCTTTTCATGAAACTCAGGAATGACATTACAACTAGCCTGACTAGTAAACAGGGCATCCATAACTTTAAAGACAGTTTTGTTAACTCTCCACCCTGTCTCCTGTACCACGTTTACCGCATGGAACACCTCAGATAAGTCCATGTGCTCCATCTGTTTGAGGTAGGCAGCATCATTGGTTTTTATCAAGTTCATTCCAGTATAGGTATAGTAACCACCCACATAAATAGAACTCCACTTTCTAGGTGGTATAATACAAGGCAACTTAACTGGACTTAATAACTCACAGATAGAATTTTTCTTATCTATCCATTTAAGTGATTCCTCAGTAGCTTCTAGCCAATAACTTGTTTTCTTACCTTGCACCAAACCTGTGTGTTTCTTTATCTCAAAGAGTTTTGTGTGGTTACATATTATTTCACAAAGCATTTGACCTAACCGTAACCTAATAGTGGTAGACCAGTTCTGCCATTCAACCTCAGCCTTATTTGCTGAGTGAACTAAAACTCTCTTCTGTTTCCTGTAGTTGGTAGTTCGCTTTGACAAGTCCCTAGAAACTACACCAAACAGAGCAGGGTTCTCAGTTTTAAAATGTCTAAACCTTACCTCATCCTCGATAAAACCACCAACCTCTAAAGATACTTTAACTAATTTTACTGGAGTAGAAAGGTGGTTAACACAACCCTTCAGAGCTAGGAACGCTATGACCTCAGACGGTAGATCAAAGAGTTTACCAATAGCATCTGAAGGATATTTGTTAACCTTCCCTGTCATGTAGTCTACTTTTATTTCATCTATCTGTTTAACTATCCTGCCTATACCCTTCCTGATAAATTGGATACCTGCTGGAGTGGTACTCTCATGCTTACCCTTACGGGCATCAACATTCTCCCTGCGGTAACGCAGCACCCCCAAATCAACCATTTCCTTTTCTAAATCTTTTTGTCTTTGTAACATTGTCTTATATAGTCCAAGTAAATAAAAATTAAACCACAATCAATTATTAAAAATCCAAACTGTTTACTGTAAATCCAGTAACTCACCCAACACGTTTGGCAAGCCACTCCGACATAGCCACCATACCTATGGTTTATAGCTATGAGCCTGACCGACAGTAAAGCAAATAAAGATAATACAACTTCAAGAACATGGTGCATCATTCTTCAGGTGTTCCAGTAAACTTCTCAATCAAGTCCAGGGTATCCCTGAGCCTACTTCCTAACACCTTCAAGATAGGCATAAGAGCCTTTGGGTTATCCTTAGTCAGCTTAACAGCGTCCTCTTCAGTCAATACCTTTAGCTCTAACCTACTCTTAGCTTTAATTGTAGCTGTACGAGGCTTACGATCAAGCCAACCTATCTCACCAAATATCTCACCTTCTTTTAGTGTTGCTAGGTGAATCTCTTGAGCAGGTAAATTTCTATTGTAGATAGTTTTAAATACATCCACCTCACCATCTACGATAATGTAAGCTTCAAAACTTAACTCCCCTTCATCTAAAACTGTTTGTCCTTTATTATAAAACTGTGTTTTAGAACCCATTTGCTACCACCCCCATTAGATATATAAACAAGGTTACTAATCCTAAGCCAACTACTACATCAGCAAATTTTCTCATCTTGGGTCATGTGGTTTAGGTAATTCTATACGATGCCAGAAATGAGGATGACGTATAAACCTAGGACTTGATAGGTCAAAGACTGAATAGCATCGGTTATCCTCTCCCGACTGTTTACTTACAAACACCATTTCGTATTTATTTCTAGGTCTATGCCGACAGTTAACAGGATTAGCGTTGTAACTCACTTGAGTTCCGTTCTCGTGGACTACCTGGATTTGAGTTGGCACTTCATTCAAAGTCCAATCCACCATCTTATGTGGTGGTGGTACTACCAACATTATGGTTACAAGTAGTTCTCCCATCATCTCTCCTTTCTCTCTGGTTAACAGGCTTAATCGAGACTAGGCAACAAGGAGCTAACTTGGAGAGTTTTGAGGTCTCTAAGGCTAAAATGCCTGAGAGTCTCCCTGCCCCTAGCCTCTGTTAAGGCTATTACTTTTCAGCTAATGAATTACCTTTATTG